GGGGGCAAACCTGGGAGGATGGGGTGGAGTCTGGGAACCCCTCCCCGTCTCTCACTCATTTTCCCAGAAGGGTTTTAGCACGTGCATCAAAGCCCCTCACGCTTTTTGGAGCATCTTCCGGAAGGTTTTTACACGGCGCGCACTGGGGTTTTCTTCATTTCTGTGGTGTATTGATCTTTCCGGTCAACCAGCTAGTGGCCGCTGTATTGGAGTTGGAGGGTGAGAGTGTCTCGTTTTGCGGGGTTTGTAGTTTTTGGACATTTCTCCAAAAGGACTATTCCTGTCTTGTACTGAGGTTGATGCTGTTGCATTTTTAAACAGGGGCTGAGCCATGGGTATAGGCGTCGCGTTAAGGTGGTGCGATCTGACACCATAGCGCATGTGGTCGTTGATTTCTTTTCCTTGGCTATAAAGTACGTTGTCAGGGTTCTTCCATCCAGGGGGGCGGTGGTCTTGCGGGGGGATCGTTGGATCCGTGATCGAGGACGGGAGTGATCTTCGTTCTCTTCCGGTGCTTTTCGATGCAGTCGCAGGTTTCGGTTTTCTGGTTCCAGAAGCCGTCATCTTTTCGCCAGCGCATTTGGCATTCGTCCTGGCAGCGGAGGTTTTGGATTTCGAGCGCTGTGCAGGCGAGGAGGGTGAGGAGTTTCATCAGCTCATTCTACGATTAAATAGCGGTTGTGTAAAAAGTAGTCCTCTTGTAGGGTCGAATCAAACAGGGGGATAAATGAGAAATACTTTTACAGCGGTACTGGCTTTACTGGCACTGACTTCCACGGCGTTCGCGGGGATCCAGGGTTCTCCGTATCCTCCGGAGGTGGATTCTCGTTTTAACGACATCGAGTCTCTCGCCTCGACGAAGGTCATGGTGGGAAGTTCGGCCGGGGTTGCGACTGACGTGACGGTGACCGGAGATGTGACGATCGGGAACACGGGAGTCACGGCGGTGGGAGCGGGCAAGATTCTTGAGTCGATGCTCCAGATCCCCACGGCGGAGGCCCTGGGCGCCAAGCGCATCGCACGCGTGACCTATGATGTTGCCGTGGATCTCGGAACGGTCGCGGCTCACGCTTTGGGGGTCACTCTTCCGGCCAATAGCATCATCCTTCAGACGTGGTTCTACACCGTCACCCAGTTCGTCGATGCGGGTGCGGGGACGGTCGCGATCTCGTGTGAGGACGCGAACAATCTTTATACGGCAACCGACATCACGGGCATTGCGGTCGGAACGATTACTGCTGGCGCTGCCGATGGTCATGCCGCCGCGACTTTTGTCGGTTCGATCGCCGCTGCTTGCGAGGTGACGGCGACGGTCGCGACCGCGGCCCAATCCGCCGGGAAGCTCATCTTCTTCATCGAGTACGTGGTGGTTGAGTAAGGATTTCCTCCTCCTGTCGCTAGGGGCGGGGCCAGGGCTGTCAGCACTCTGGCCCCATCTTTTTTGAAGAAGAAACGTGAATACCCAGAACTCCTCGAAGCGGTCCGAAGCCTTCCTTGCCTGTGCTGTCTTCGCGCTCCTTGCGACGCTCATCACGTTACATCGCGTGGTGCGGGTGGAGGAGATACCGCAATCAACGTCATGCCGCTCTGTCGGGAGCATCACGCGCTTTGGCACTCGCGGGGTCCGGGATTCATGTGCCGAGAGTTCCCCGCCGTCCGGGGCTGGCTCGAACTTGCCGGGCGATGGGACGTATTAAGCCGGGCGGAGAGATCGAGTGGGGGCTCTGGGAAAAAGAGGGGGAGCGGCACTTGATCCCGAGAGAGAAACTCAAGCCCTTTAAAAAGTACCACCACGTCAGCCACGAGTGCTGGTGTGTTCCCGTGATGGAGCGAGACGAGAACGGGCACCCCTACTGGAATCACAGGATGCTCCAATGAGCGAGAAATGGAGAGAGGCCTCGGACGGGATTTTGGAATTGGTCGACGAGGACACCGGCCAGGTGATCTACCGCGAGAAGGTCAATGAGGGCAGATCCAAAAAGCGCCGGGTGACGATCAGTCTCACCAAGGACAAGAAGTCAAAGGAAGCCCAGGAAAAAAACCACTACATCGTGGTGAACGGGATACGGCGATGGGTTCCCAAGGGCACGAACCCGGACACTCTTCCGCGCATCGTCTATCCCTTCTGCCGAACGACCTGCGATGAAATTCTCGGCCTCATTATGGAGGGCAAGACGGTCGTTGAGATCGGCAAGATGCCGGGGTTCCCCCCAGCCCGGACGATCTATCAGTGGAGAGATAAATATTCCGAGTTCCAAAAAGATATGGATACCGCGAGAAAGGTCCGTGCGGATCATTTCCACGATGAAGCGATTGAAACCGCCAGACAAACGAATCCCAAGTGGGCTTTTGCCGATCGATTGAAAGTCGATGCGCTCAAGTGGGGCTCTGAGGTCGGTGATCGAGAACGCTACGGCAAGCAAACCAAAGTCGTGGGAGACCCCCTTCAGCCCATCGGATTCCTCGTCCGCACCGGCGTCCCCGACGAGGACCCCCCGGCGATCGTGGTCGATTCCAAGAAAGTGACCGATGAATCCAATTCCTGAGGGCTACAAGGTCATCGACACGGGGTACAGCCCCCGGCCCCTTCAGGCGGAACTTCACCGGAAATTGAAGCGATTCTCAGTCCTCGTCATGCATCGGCGGTTCGGCAAAACTCTTTTCCAGTTGAACCACACGATCCACCGGGGGCTCAAGAACCTTCTGAAATTCCCACAGTATGCTTATCTCGCACCCTTTCGGGACCAAGCCAAGGCCGTCGCTTGGGAGCCCCTGAAGCGCCTCGTCGAGGGCTTCCCCGAGGACATGATCGACGTCAATGAGGCGGAGCTTCGGGTGGATTTTCGGAGGCCCGAGCAAGAAGACCACGTCCGAATTCGTCTCTTCGGAGCCGACAACCCGAGGGGCCTCAAGGGGATGTATCTCGACGGGGCGGACTTGGACGAGTACCAAGACATGCACCCCGTAGTGTTCTCAGAAATGATCCGCCCGATGCTCTCAGATACGCTCGGGAATACGGGCATCTCACGAAACGGCTGGTGCATCTTCTCGGGAACACCGAGAGGACGAAACCACTTTCACGAAATCTATAATTACGCGATGTCTGGAAAAGATCCGGAGTGGTTCGCCGCGCTCTATAAGGCGTCGGAAACAGGATACGTCGCCGAGTCCGAGTTGGAGTCCGCCCGAAGAACCATGCCCGAAGAACTCTTCCAACAAGAATACGAGTGCTTTAAGTCCGGGACCCTCATAGCAACGCGGCGGGGCCAAATCCCAATTGAGAAGATCCGCATCGGTGATTCGGTATTGACCCATAGAAATCGCTGGAGACCCGTTACTGCTACTTTATCCAAGCCGTATAGCGGCGAGATGATTTTCATCAAGGCGTTTGGTAACCAGCAGCCGGTTGAGTCCACACCAGAACACCCGTTTCTCGTGTACCACAAGGAGACACAAACCCGGACATGGAAGGCCGCCAAGGACATTTGCGTGGGAGATTACCTCTTACTCCCAAAGGCGACATCCGGCCCGAAGATCCTTTCTGGGTCTTGGGCGAAAATATTGGCCTGGTATATCTGCGAGGGGAGTGTCAGCGGAAACGCAGTCGCATTTTCGTTGAACCCAAAGAATGAAGCGGAAATCAGTTCCGTGAGAGCGCTGCTTGAAGACATCGGCTATGCAGCCAAGTGGCAATCCGGTTCTCTCGTTGTGAATTCCGTATCGTTCGCGGACCTGTTGACTGGCGCGTGTGGCAGTGGCGCCCAAAACAAAAGAATCCCATTCGATCTCATCTCAGGACACGAGTCCGTTTTTTTTGACGAGCTGATCAAGGGTGACGGCTGTGCCATCGAAAGAACACCGGGAAACTGGAAAGACACTTTCGTCACGATCAGCAGGCCGCTCGCTCTGGATGTGCAAGTCCTTGCCGGAGTGCTTGGGCGCAGATCTGGCATCAGTACCAGGCCAGCCCGAGAGGGCGTAATTCAGGGACGAAAGGTGTGGTGCAAGCAGTCCTATCAACTTCACATCTCCAGGGGTGCCCGAGTGAGTCACAGTAGAATGCATGAGGCGTTCCCAACAAAACTCGGGATTGCCTTTCGAGTCCGAGAGACCGGACGAACGACCCACAGCGGCCAGGTTTTTAATCTGTCCGTCAAGCAGGACGAGAGTTATGTCGCTGAAAACAGGGCGGTTCACAACTGCTCCTGGCAGGCAGGATTGGTCGGTGCGTATTTCTCAAAGGAAGTGACTGAGGCGGAAAAGAAGGGGCGATTCACGAGGGTTCCCTACGACAGCGGCCTTCGGGTCGACACCTACTGGGATCTCGGGATCAGCGACGTGACGGCTGTTTGGTTCGTTCAGAAATTCGGGCTGGAGTACCGCATGGTGGATTACTTCGAGGAACCCGATCTCAAGATCCCGACCCTCGTTGAGATGGTCCGTGAAAAGATCCGCAACGAAAAATGCACGGTGGGCGATTTCTGGCTCCCCCACGACGCCAAGGTCCGCGAGCTCGGCACAGGGAAGTCCCGGCAAGAGGTCTTCATCTCCCTCGGTGCCCGTCCCAGAATCATCCCCAGGGTTGAGGACAAGCTCGACTCGATCCACGCCGCTCGGATGATCTTCTCCCGATGCCTTTTTGACGCCTCCCGGTGCGAAAAGGGGATCAAAGCACTGATGAATTATCAACGGAAATGGGACTCCAAAACCAGCGCCTACTCCAAGATGCCCATGCACAATTTCGCCTCCAACGGGGCGGACGCATTCCAGCAATTCGCCATGGCCGCGGACGACCGCGACGAGTCGACCCGGAACCAACACGGAACTCACGCGGAATCGAGCTATGACATTTTTAAACAATAACGGTAGAATAAATCACAAAGCTGTGTATCCTCCGAAACAAGGGAGACTTGATGGGAAGCTCGGACCGTAACCCGAAAGACCTTTCCGGCAGAGAGCTGGGCGACCCCGCTTTCGGGATCAATTTCTATGGCTCCGGAAACTCCAAGGCCATCCCCAACTACTTCAACAACGTTTGGAACAAGGACAAGGTCAAGGGGCAGATTACGCTCTCCTCCGGGACCGACTCCGACATCGCCAGGCAGTTGAAGGCTGCCGGCTGGGCCAACAATCAGATCCAGACGATGATCGACCAATACGTGGCCTGGGGGAAACAGCAGAAGATTTCGAACAAGGAGCATTCTGATTACAAGAAGCTCTTTCTTGAGAACCCCGGGCGGGAGCAGTCGATCAAGGTCGGCCATGAAACGCTTGCCACTCCCGGTCCGAATTACGACGCCCCGAGGATTGGCGGCTTCAAGAGAAAGACGTTGGTCTGATGGAGTACCCCCAGAGCGAAGCCAACAAGGCGAAGGCCAAGGCGATCATCGAAGCCCAGGAGCGCCGCATCTCTCGCCGCTCAGTCTGGGAAACTCATTGGCAGGAATGCCTCGATTACATCATCCCGAGGAAGGGCGACGTCGTCACAAAGAACATCGACGGAGAAAAGAAGGGCATCGAGCTTTACGATTCCACCGCGACCCTGGCCAACGAGCTTCTTGCCTCCGCACTTCACGGCATGTTGACGAATCCGTCGACCCGGTTCTTCGATCTCGTCTTCGGAGATCCCGAGTTCGACGACGACGACATGGTCAAGGAATGGCTCCAGGAAGTCGCCAATCGAATGTTCATGGTCTTGAACAACTCGAACTTCCAGACGGAGATCCACGAGATCTACCTCGACCTAGGCGCTCTCGGCACGGCGGCGCTTTTCATGGGTGAGCACGACGAGAACGTGGTCCACTTCTCCGCTCGCCACATGAAAGAGATCACCGTCGAGGAGAATAACCTCGGGCTGATCGACTCGGTGGATCGACTTTTCGAGTGGAAGCCTCGCCACATTATCCAGGAGTTTGGCGAGGACAAGGTGCCGCCGTTCGTTCTCGAAGCTCACCGGAAGGGATGCGAAGACCTCTGGCAGGTGATCCATGCGACTTATCCTGTCCCGGACGGAAAACCGCACCCGGTCGCCTCCTGCTACGTGCTCAAGGAGCAGCAGTTCGTTCTTCACGAGGGCGGATTCCACGAAGAGCCGTGGGCAGTTCCGCGCTGGACGAAGACGAGCGGAGAAACTTACGGTCGCGGACCAGGCATGAACGTGCTTCCGGACACGAAGATGGCCAACGCCATGATGAAAACGATCATCGAGGGTGGTCAGATGGCTGTGAAGCCCCCCCTTCAGGTACCGGACGACGGGGTGGTGGGAAGAGTTCGTCTGACCCCGAGCGGGCTCACGGTTGTCAGGGCCGGCGCCGAGCAGATCCGCCCCCTGATCGCGGGGGATACGCGGATCGATTACGGTTTCGAGCTCGTCAACGATGTCCGCCAGCGGATTCGCCAGGGATTTCTCACCGACAAGATCCAGCTTAACCAGAGCCAGGGCACTCCAAAAACCGCCACCGAGATCGACCAGATCGTGGATCAGTCCCTTCGATTCATGGGGCCGGTTTTGGGACGACAGCATTTCGAGCTCCTCCGCCCGATGATCAACCGAGTTTTCGGGATCATGGATCGGAGAGGTCTCCTGCCCGAAGCACCCGCGAAGATCCAGGGCAAGAAATTCGACGTTCGCTACTCCTCGGTTGTCGCCAGGGCGCAAAGGATGGCGGAAGGCTCGAACCTGAACCGCGCCATTGCGGCGATTGCGCCGATCCTCCAGCTCGATCCGAAGGCCGCGCTCCTGATCAACTCGTTTGATGCAGTCAGGTACATCCTCGATATTTACGGAGCACCACAGAAGGTGATCCGAAACCAGAAAGAGCTCCAAACGGAATTGGGTAAGCTCGCGGACGCCCAGGCGCAACAAGCGCAGATTCAGAAAGAGCAGCACGAGGCCGAAATGGCTTCCAAGGTTCTCCCGGGCGCCGCCGCCATGGCACAGGTGCAAAAGGCATAATGATTTTCAAGTCGAAGTCGGCTGTAGAGCAAAGAGACCGCATTATCGCGTTCAAACGAACTTTCGCGACAGACGAGGGCAAGACGGTTCTCAGGTATCTGATGAACCGTTTCCACATTTTGAATGCACACGACGGGCACCCGAGGCAAGAGGGCGAGCGAAAGGTCGTTCTTGAGATCATGCATCAGTGCAATATCGACATAGAGGAATTCGACAAACTATTGAAGGGAGACGACAGTGACACTTCTGGACGATGACAAGGGCGGTGGAGGAGAGAAGGGCGCTGGCGGTACTGGTTCAGGCGGTTCAGGCGGGGCCGGAGGCGCGGGCGGCACTGGCGGTGAGAAATCCTGGCGGGACACTCTCCCGGACGATCTCAAGAACGACGCGGGTCTCTCGACCTTCACGGATGTCGCGGCGTTGGCGAAGAGTTATCTCAGCACGAAGGCCCATGTCGGGAAAAAGGGGATCATCCCTCCCGGTGAGAAGGCCTCCGATGACGAAGTGAAGGCATTTCACAAGGCGCTCGGACTTCCGGATCTTGAGAAATACGAGGTTTCTCCACCCAAGGACAAGAAGGTCCAAGACGAGATCGTCAAGGGCTTCAAGGAGATCGCGCACAAATCCGGGATTCTTCCGAAACAGGCGCAGGCGGTTCTTGAGTGGTTCATCGGCGCGGAAGAATCCGCCGCCCAAGTCCAGGCGAAAGCCAAGGAAACCTCGACCAACGAGAAGATCGCTGATCTCAAAAAGGAACTCGGCGCCGGGTACGACAAGGAACTCTCGAAGGCTCGTCTCGCGGCCAAGGAGGCTGGCTCTGAGTTTCAGGAATACCTGAGAGAATCCGGACTTGGGAACGATCCGATGGTGATCAAGGCTTTGGCGAAGTACGGCGCCCTTTACGGGGAGGACAAGCTTCGCGGGGAAGGTGGCGGGAAGTTCGGTCAGACGCCGGCCGAGATCCAGGCGAAGATCGACAGGGTCATGGGCGATGCGAAACACCCGTATTTCGATGCTCATCACGCCGGCCACGCCACGGCCGTCAAGGAGATGGAGGCTCTGTTCCAATCCCTGTCTGGGTGAGGCGCCAACTTAATTACACTTGATTTATGTAATAATGCGCCTAGAATCCGGGACAAGGACTATCGCGTCATGCGACCCTGCTCGGGTGAGCGCCGGCAACGGCAAGGCCACGGCCCCTAGGAGCCGAGGGGAACCCCGCAAGGGATTATTCTTCCGCAAAACTTTCAAAAGTTTCGTGAGGAGAATTCACCATGAATTCGCAAATTGAAGCGTGGCGGGTACAGCAGTACGCCGCCAACGTCTACCAGCTCTCGCAGCAGAGGGGTTCGCGGCTGGCGAAAATCTGCCGCAAAGAGTCCTTCGTCGGTAAGTCCGATTATTTCGACAGGCTTGGATTGGCCACAGCGGTCAAGAAAACCGGGCGAAACGAGGACACGCCGGATCTCAACATCGATCACTCCCGTAGGATGGTTTCGACCAGCACCTACCATTGGGGCACGCTGATCGATTCCAAGGACAAGCTCCAGAACATCCATAGCCCGGAGAACGAATACTCGATGGCAGCTCAGAACGCCATCGGTCGGGCTATCGATCGGGTGATCATCGACGCGGCTCTCGGAAACGCCTTCGCGGGCGAAGCCGGAGCGACCTCGACCACCCTCGGGACTGCTCAGCAGGTGGCCGCGGTGGCGTCCGCTGTCCTCGACTACGCGAACGTCCAGGTTCTTCGCAAGGCGAAGCGCCTCTTGGACGCTGCGGAGGCGGTTGGGAAGCGTTACCTCATCCACGGAGCGGACTTCCTCGAAGTCATGCTCTCGAAGACCGAGGCGACGAGCTCCGACTACAACACCATTCGGGCACTCGTGAACGGCGAGATCAACACGTTCATGGGGTTCGAGTGGATTCACTCCCAAATCCTGGGGGACCTGAACATCGCCAGCACGAGCGGTCAGGGATCCTACGATGGGGATGACTTCCACTTCGACACCACGACCGGGCTTTATTCGGCCGGTGGAACCGACATGGGCACGACTGAGAAGTTGGCCATGGTCATTGTTGAGGGCGGGATCATCCTCGGCGAAAACACGGGGGGTCGGAAGGCTCGGGTCGGTGAACGAGATGACAAGGGCTACTCGAACCAGGTCTACGCCGCTCAGGATTTCGGGGCGACTCGGATGGAAGAGGCGAAGGTCGTCCAGATTTTCTACAAGGTCTAATTTTTTTACCGGGTGACAGGGCTATGGGCCGCTCACTCAACAAGGAGAACTGAGAAATGGCAACGAAATATGGTGTAAACGCTACCAAGCGGGACAACCAGACCATCAAGGATCTGGAAGCCCAGGGGGAGAAGAAGTCTCCCCTCTTGGTCGCGTTTGATTCTTACACGCTGACGGCCGCTTTGCTTCAAAACGACGTGATCAAGCTCATGAAGCTCCCGCCCCTGGCGAGGGTTCATGAAGTCGTGATCAACTTCAGCGCATCGCTCGACGCCGCGGCCGGCACGATCGATGTGGGCTGGGAGGCCAACGGCGTGGACGCAGTCGATGTCGACGGCTTCATGGACGCGATCGACGCTACGGCGGCGGCCTCGTTCATCATGTCCGATGACGAGGGGGCTCGCCCGGGCATGTTCAAGCAATTCGGCAATGCGGAGACGCAGGTCACCCTGACCGTCACCCATTCCGGCGGCTTGGACGCAACATCCGGCACCGTGAATCTCGCGGTGTACTACTCGGTCTCGTAGGGAACTCATGGGGCCTAGGGTGAAAGCTCTAGGCCCCTCATTCCATGGCGGTCAACTCGGTCGAAATCGCAAACAGTGCCCTGGCCAAAGTCGGAGCTGAGCCGATCAGCTCTCTGACCGAGGATGTCAAGTCCGCGAAAATCATCAACCGCATCTACGAGCATGTTCGAGATGACACTCTCCGGGCTCACCCCTGGAACTTCGCGATCAAACGCGCGACCCTCGCCCCGAACGGTGACACGCCTGACTCCGAGTTCGATTACGCCTACGACATCCCGAACGATTGTCTTCGGGTGCTGGATACGCCGGAGTATACCGACATCATTTTCGTCATCGAAGACGGGGTGATTCTTTCCAACGAGTCCGAACTCTCGATCCGTTACATTTACAGGAACACGGCCGAAGACCAGTGGGACCACTGCTTCGCCGAGGCCATGGCTTGGCGGCTGGCTCGCGAGGTTTCCTACGCGCTGACCCAGTCTCTCGCGCTCTTTGAGTTCTGCGACAAAAAGTATCTGGCCCAACTGGCTGAAGCGCGCTCTATGGACGGGGCCGAGGGAACGATTCAAGGATTCGAGGCGAGCGACTGGACTAACGCGAGGAGGTAGACTTGGCGAAGTTCAGAACATCCCAGAACAGCTTCGTAGCAGGCGAGATCTCCCCGACCGCCATGGGTCGAATCGATATCCCGCAGTACGCCCACGCCTGCAAGACGATGAAGAACATGATCCCGTGGCTCTCGGGTGGGGCTTACCGCCGGCCGGGATCTTTCTACGAGGATGGGCACACGTTCACGGTGGACTACGCGCCCAGGCTGATCCCCTTCGTCGCCTCCCAAACGGAAGTCTACTGCGTTTCTTTCTACAAGATCATCGGTGGAAACGGTGTTGCGAATGTTTACCGCCCGACCGCGAACAACGCGACCTCGACGAAGACCGCCGTGACGGGAACCCACCCTTACCGAGTCCCGGCCGCGGCGACCTCCGCGACCCTGGGAGTGAACGACGAGATCCGAGACGTGAAATTCGTTCAGCAGGTCGATGTTATGCATCTGGTTCACCCGAAGCACAAGCCCCGCCGGCTCACCCGCACCGCGGCAGACACCTTCGCTCTGACAACCTTTGACAATGGTCTTGCAACGACCGCCCTTCGAGACGCGAACCCTTACCGGAAGCGGAACGTCACGGCAATCACGATGACGATCGACATTGTGACGGTCGGCACGGGGCGGGTCCTGACTGCGAGTGCCGCCTTCTTCAACGCGAACCACGTAGGCGCTCTCTTCAAGGTCTTCGACGGCGGCGTAGCCTACGGGGCTTGCGTGGTTACCGGATTCACGAGCTCGACCCAGGTCACGGTCGAGGTCATCGTCGCTTTCGGAGATCTTGCCGCTCATACGACTTGGTGGGAATCGTCCTGGTCCGATTACCGAGGGTGGCCCAGGGCGGTCAGCTTCTACAAAAATCGGATTGCCTATCACGGGAATACCTCGGAACCGGACACGACTTGGTTCGGGCAGTCCAACAACAACGACGTCATGTCCGTTTCAACGATCATCGATCCGAACATCGGAGGAAACCCGACCGGATCCCAGCCTTTCCAGGCGGTTCTCGCGTCAGAAGAATTGAACTTGATTCAGTGGGCAAAGTCCGGAGACACGCTTCTTATCGGGACTCTCGGCGACGAGTGGATCATCAGCCCGACCGACCCTGCGACGGGTTTCGGCGCGGACAATGCCTCCGCCGATCGTCAGAGCAGTTTCGGATCAGCCTACATCACTCCGGCCCGAGTCGGAAATGAGGTCGTGGTCTGCTCGACATCCAAGTCCGAGGTGAGGGCGCTCATCTTCAATGACCTGGAGAAGTCGTATACCGCAGATCCCATTCAACTTCTCTACGACGAGAAGCCGCAGGTCGATCTCATCAACGGCGAGCGCGCTTACCGGGACATCGCTTGGGACAAGGACAGGAGCACGCTTTGGTGCCACGACACGCGCGGGAATCTCTTCGGGCTCACTCACGACCGGAGGCTTCAGGTCAACGCCTGGCATTCCCACGAAATGGGCGGGTTTAACGCCTCGGAGACAAGCTCCGAGCCGAGCGTGGCTCTTGAGACGGACCCCGTTTACAAAAATTGCTCCGGATCAATCGTGTCGCTCGCCGTGGTCCCGAATCCCGTGAACGGTGTCTCGGACATCTGGCTCTGCGTGAAGAGGAAGATCAATAGTGTCTGGAAGTACCACATCGAGCGGATCATCGGCCGGAACTACGAGTACGACACGGCCTACGCTTCTCCTGGAACTCGGATGTCGATGTACCACGTCGACGCGGCGATTTACCGGGTTTTCACGTTCGGAGTCGACGTTTGGGCGACCGATGTCCTCGGAGGAGTCCTCGACCATATCGAGGGAAAAACCCCGGAAGGCACGGTCTTCAACACGGATGGAATCGTGACGATCAAGGCGAGCGCAGTTTCGAGCGGGGATTCGACGCTGACCAGCCCGGAGCCCGATGAGGTTTCGATCGTCACCGCAGGACTTCCGTACCAGGCGGTCATCATCCCGGTTCGTCCAGAGGCGGGTTCCGTGATCGGCACCGCCCAGGGGGCGAAAAAGAGAATCCATGAGGCCACTCTTCGAGTTTACCGCTCGCTCGCGTGCAAGCTCGGTCAGGATGCGTCCCATCTTGAGAAGGTCTACTTCCGAAGCGGAAGCACTCTGATGGGTCAGAGCCCGGAACTTTTCACTGGGGACAAGGCTATCAAGGCGACGATCGACTACGGCACGGATCAGCAGCTTTACATCTTGGCCGACAAGGCGCTTCCCTTCGCAATCACCTCTCTCGTCATGGAGGGGGTCACTTACGATGGCTAAGCTTGAGGTCGTCCCGTATGAAGCCGTCCACCTGGCCAGGTTGAGGCCCCGTTCCTGTCATTCCAAGGAGGCATTTGGCGAGATCGGGACGCCGGCCGTCTCGGTCATGGACGGAACTGACCCGCTCGGGATCATCGGGGGTTTTCAGGTCGATCCCGGGATTCTTCACGCTTGGGCGCTTCTTTCGGATCAGATTCTGCGCTCTCCGGTCGCCTTCACGAAGGCGGTCAAGAAGCTCGCTGACCACTGGCTCGAAGACAAGGGAATGCGACGGATCCAGATCGCGGTTCGGGTGGATCATCCGGCCGGGAGATCCTGGGCGCAGGTTCTCGGGTT